CCCCATCGGTCCCGGTGGGCCGGTGAACGGTCCCGGCATCCCCATCGGCGGCGGACCAGCGGGCGGCGGACTCGGAAATCCCGATAATCCCGACGGAAATCCCGATAATCCCGGTCCCGGTCCCGGCATCCCCTGCGGTCCCATGCCCTGCGGCGGCTGGGCGCTGTCCACCCGCATCAGTTCGCCCTCGCCCTCGCCCGTCAGCACCCGCACCAGCCGTCCCGGCTTCGCGCCGTAGATGGGATAGAGCAGCCCGTTCAGAATCTGCCCCTCATAGCGAATCGACCGGATCAGGTTGTCCATGTAGTTCGACGTGCCCATCCGGGACTCTTGAATCAGATACTGCGCGTGCCGGGCACTCTTGACGCTGGGATCGGTCTGCCCCAGCGCCGGGTCACTCACGTTGGTGGTGTCCTTCACCGCCTGATCAAACAAGCCGATGCTCTGCGCCACCCCGGCATTCAGGTCACTCACCGGAGGCCGCATCGGGGGCCGCAGTTCCCGGCCCTCATCGTCATAGGTCCGATACTTCAGGCTCCCGAAGGTGCGGACGTTCATCAGTTCGTAGTCGGTCTCAAAGCCCTCAATCGCCACCGGGTCCACCATCAGCGGCGGAATGGGCGTCAGGCCCACCATCTCCACCTGCTTGCTGACCATGTAGTTGAGGCCCATCTGGGACGACCGCGCCTGCCGCACCATCCCCTCGGCCCGCCGCTGCTCGTCGTAGGGGAGAATCTCCTCCCCGAGCACTTTGATGATGGGCATGTCCGACCCCAGCCAGTCGGTCTCGTCCACCTTCGCCGTGCCGCCCACGATCTTGCACCACTTGATCTGCTTCTCCACCACGGTGCGGCGGCTGACGGCCTCCACGTCCTCGGGCACGTCCTCCGCCCAGACACTGCGGCCATCGGGCAGCAGCGCGAGACTGCGCGGCGTCCGGTCGGTGTACCAGTAATCGGTCACCCGCACGGCCACCTGCTGGATGGTGCTCGTCTTGCCGTCGTGGTCCTGCAGCGTATAGGACTGCCGATACCAGTCGGGATACTCCTCCGCCATGCTGATAAAGTCATCCTCGCCATACTGCCCGAAGGGCGAGGGCTTTCCGTTCGCCAGCGTCGGATACTCGGCGGCAATGCGGTCCCACGGCACCCACGTCCCGATAAAGCCCCAGTCAGCATCGGACCCGTCGGGCTGCTCGTGGCTGGGGTCCAGCACGACCCCGGCTTGGTTGTAGATCCGGTGGATATAGATTTCCTGATCCCACGTCTGCCCCGGCAGATACCGGGTCATCACGAGGTAGTACCCGCGGCCCGCAATCACCGCCCGCTTGAAGGCCCACGACCGGGCATCCGCGGCTTGGGACTCCCGCTGAATGCGCCGCACCAGCCCTTCGCGTAACGTGATTTCCGTGTCATCCGGCGTGATGCCGAGGTCGCCAAAATCATCGGCGGGCACAATCTCAATCCCGATGTCAGACTCCCGCTCCTGATTCAGCACCTGCTGGACGCTGCGCCGCACTTTGTTGATGACCAGCGTGGGACGGGCGGGGATGGCCGGTTGCCCGCTGCCGGGCTGCTGCCCCGCCCGCGCCCGCTTCACGTCCACGGGCCACTGGTCCCCATCCTCAAACCCGATGTCCTCCTGCTCCCGCAGCGACTGCGGCTGCTCGGCCTCGTTGCCCAGCTTGAACCGCTCGCGGGCGGTCTTGAGGAAGTCATCGGCATCCAGCGCGTAGCGCGGCATTCAGTGGATCCCTTTGGCGGGAGAGACAGACTGCGGGTGTCGTTTCAGCGCGGCCATCCGCAGCGACTCGGCGTGAATCTCTTCAAGCATGTAGCGGAGATTGGTGAAGGCTTCCACCTGCACGTCGGGCACGGCTTTCCGAAAGGTCTCAGAAAACTGACGCAGTTCCACGCCGCCCGTCGCCGGGTCAAAATAGAAGCGCACCATCAATCGCATGACTCAGGGCTCGGGGATGCCATCAGGTGACGTGATCCCACGCCGCGCTCCTTCTCCCAGCCAAAACGACTGGCTAATGCCTGCGCGTGCTCACGTTCGCGCTGCGTCAGGGGCTCGCGTGATGCCACGATGGAGCCAATCGCGATGAGACGAGCGGTATCGGAGGGCAGTTGATCGGTACGAAGCGCCTCGCTGATCAACGCCCACCGCGCCTCATCATGATCGAGGGTCATACACCACCATCCTCACTGCGCCACGCGACCGCCCGGTATCGGTTATACTGAAGGCACTTTCGGGGTTCTCTCGGTACGTCCGGGAATCAAGCGGCTCAGTGTTCGAAGCACCGAGCCGTTTGATCTGTACCCGTGTGGGATACGTGTCCAGATCGACCCAGCGAATGATCGGGAGTAGAACCGCATTCATCAGGCGCATAACTCAGGCCTCGGGGACGCCATCAGGGGGCTTGATTTCCAGCGCCGCGCGGGCCAGCCGCAGGGCTTTGCGTTCGTTGCGCAGCTTCGCCAGTTCCTCGGGCGTCAGCGGGAGCGTATCCGCCTCCACCGTCAGCCGCAGGTCGGTCTCCTGCACCACCAGCGACCGCAGGCAGTTGGGGCAAATCTCAATCCTCACAACGTGGCGTCCGCATCCGTGACATCGTCCCCTTCATCGGCATCCGGCTCCTCGGATTCGGCATCATCCGCATCCGCGGCCTCCTCCTCCTCGATGCTCATCGCGTCCGCCGCCTCCTGATCCTCGGGCAGCAGATCCAGATCGGGCTCCGTCATCACCGGCCTCCCTTCGCCGCGTCGTAGCGTTTCGCGTACGCATTCCCACCGCCCGCCCGCCGCTGCACATCCAGCGCGATGGCGATGGCTTGCTTCCGCGGCCGTCCCGCGGCTTCCTCTCGCGCAATGTTCTTCCCGACCGCGGCCTTACTCGGGCTTTTGATCAACGGCATTGGTCCTCCTCGGCGGCGCCTCATACAGCTTCGCCCGCTGCGCCCACTCCCCACACCAGTCCGTGGCCCCGGTCCCCGGCCAGTCGCCGTCCCGGTTCGCCTCGGTAATCTGGGGCGGCAGCCGGTGGCACTCGCCCACCAGCGCCGTCCCGTCCACGACCGCCCAGAAGGCGCACGTCGCACAGCGGCGCAGCTGGGCCATCAGGCCTTCTGCCGCCGCCGATGCTGAAACACCCGCCCCCGCGCCGCCGCCTTCGCCTGCCGGTCCTGATCGGTGCGCAGCGTCTCCACGTAGCCCGACTGCTGATCCAGCACTTGCTGCCGATACCGCACGCCCGCGGTCGCCGCGTCCCGGTGCAGGCTGCAGCGGCCCATCGTCCCCATCCGATACAGCGCAGACTTGCCGCAGATCCCGCACGTCGTCACGAGCAGCGGCAGCGCCCAGTTCAGCACCTTCTTGCTGAACCGCTCCCCGTCCCGCACCTGTGCCGCCACCGTAATCACCAGACTCCGATAGTCGCCCAGTGGCGACTCGGCCACTCGCGCTTCCAGCGCACAGGCAATCTGATCATTGCTCCACGGAATCGACGCCCGCCAGATCGCATACCGGGCCGCAATGGCGTCCTCGGTCTGCGCGCCCGTCTGATGCCCACGGGCCTCTAGACGCCGACGGGTCTCTAGACTCCCCACGACATTTCCACGCTGTGCACGGGCGGCAGTATGCCACGTTTGATCGCGGGTTTGATCGCCTTCACCGTCTGCGCGAACGTCAGCGCCAGCGCGTCGGCATCATCGGGACTGTCAATGCCGCGCTTCTTCATGTCCTCTTTGCTTTCGAGCCAGATCCGTTGCTGCCGGTCCGGCCGCAGCCCCGGCCCCAGCAGGTCACTCTCCAGCCGCGGCGCCGTGTCAATCGCGCCGGTCAGCAGCCAATCCTTCAGTTCGCTCCACATATGGTCCCGCATATACCGCCGCTTGGGGTTCGGACTGTCCGACCCGAAGTTCACCTCCAGCACGTTCCGGTGCCCGAGTTCCCGCAGCCGCGTCCCGATGGCGCCCGCAATGCCCGCCGAATCGAGGAACAGCATCCGCACCGGGTGCCCGGCATAGGTGGTCGTCAGCACATCCGCCAGCCGGTTCGTCAGCACGCTGGGGTCCCGCGTCAGTTCCCCGGGAATGCGAATCGGCGGAATGCTCCGGGCATCCCGGCCGCGCCGGAACCGCACCACGTTGAAATCCGAGCCCCCCCACGCCAGATCACAGCCCGCAATGAGGGGTTCATCCGGCAGCACCGTCACGCTGCGCGTCTGCGCCGCACTGACGCGCTGCTGGTCGATGAACTGCGCGTCGGAGGCATTGGGGGGCAAGCCCAACACCCGGACCCGGAAGAAGTCCGAGTCCTCGCCGTAGTCCTGCGCCCACTCCGCAATCTGCTGCTTATTGGTGAAGCGCGACGTGCGGCTGTCCACCACCACGACGTGATAGCGGTGCCGCAGACTCCCGAAGCACGCCTGATAGAAGCTGCCGTTGGACCGCGTGCAGTTGCCAAAGAGGAACTGCATCGGCTCCCCGTCGGTCAGCCCGCCCTCCTCCACTTTGTGAATGACTTCGGGGACGCCCGCATCTTCGTCATTCAGGTAGAAGCTGGTGGAGTTCTTCGCGTGCTGTCCCGCGAACGATTCGGAGTTCTCCTCTTTGCTGCTCTGCGGCGCACAGAACCACGACGCCCGGAAGCCCTTCCGATACATCCGGTCGGCGTTGATTTCAAACCAGTGCGCCGTCCGGCACAGCTGCGTCCACCGCTGCACCGCCGCCCATGTCTTGGTCTGCAGCTGCGTGATGGTGTTCGCCGTGATGGTGCCCTGACAGTGCGGCCGCGTGGACATAATCCAGTCCACCAGCCACGCCGCCAGCGCACTGCCGCCGACCCCGTGGCCTTTGCTGACGGCGCCGCGAATCACCGGCACGGCCTCCACGCCCTGAAACTTCCGCGCTTTCACTTCCTGCCCGACCCAGCGCAGAAAGTCCCGCTGCCAGTCATCCGGCCCGGGCTCGTGTTCGAGCGCCGTCCCGGCTTCCTGCCACGGATACATCGCGTGCACGAACCCCAGCGGGTTGGCGTAGTACGCCGCCACCGCCTCATGCAGCAGCGTCTCGTAGGCCGCGGCGGACGGGGCCACGGGCATCAGCGCACCGCGAGTCCGCTCCACAGCCCGAGCAGGTTGAGCAAATACAAACACAGGGCAATCACGATCACGACCCGGATCACGACTTTGATCGGGGGGTCCATCGGGATGTAGGTTTCGATCAGGTAGAGCACGACGCCCAGAATCACGAGCACCAGCACGACGGTCACGAGTGTGGCGAGTGTCATTCGGTTACCTCAGTGCCTATCGGTATTCCTGCGGTCCCGACTCCGGCCACCGGGGCCGGTGCCACCGCCGCCTGTGTCTCCAGCGTCTCCACCCAGTCCGCAATCGCCGCCCGAGTCCACCGATGCTGATCATTCAGGTGCCCGATCACAATCGCCGGAGGCCAGCCGGGGCAGTCGGCACACACCGGACAGGAGACGCGGCGGACAAACAGCCACGGCCAGCCGCGATTGACGAGACTATAGGCGGCCGTGGAGAGGCCGCGGAGGCCCCGTGGCGCCGCCTGCGTGGCCTCCAGCGCCGCGCCGAGGGCACAGCGAGCCTCTCCCACCATCCCCGTCGGCCCGAAGCCCTGCGGGCTCAGGAGGGCTCCCAGCCGCATCGCCTCACTCAGGCGCATCGGTCGCCTCCTGTGTCGCCACCCAGTCGGCAATCGCCTCCCGGGTCCAGCGGTGGCGGTCGTTGAGGTGCGTGATCTGATTCTCATAGTGCCGATACCCGCAGGCGGGACACGGGACGTGCATCAGCGCCTCCAGCGGCGCCGCCCACGGCCGGAGATTCGGGCAGGGGTCCACCGGACGACCCTCGGCCAGACAGAGCGCTTCCCACGCCGCCCCCAGCGCACAGCTGCCGCCGTCGTCCCGGTACGCGCCGAAGGCCTGCGGCCGGAGCATCGCGCCTGCTCTGATCGCGTCACTCAAGCGCACGGCTTACTCCCAGAGCAGGAACAGCGCAATCAGCCCCGCGGTGCAGGCGACCGCAAACAGCGTCAGGGCGACCAGCTGCACGATCAGCCATCGGTCCTCAGTCGGATTGGGCGGCACGGGCACGACCGGCGAGGAGGGCGTGGATGAGGGTGTCGGTCCCCTGCACTTCGACCTTATCGGTGAGCAGGCCGTGGTGCCGGGCCGCGAGTTCGACGTACTTCCCGCGGTCGGCCAGTCGAATCTTCACGATGGTGTCGGTGTGGCCGTCGCCGCCATCGAGGTTGCGGCGCACGACATCGAGGCCGGTGATGGCCCATGCATCGGCTTCCGACCACTCGGAAATCGGCTTGACGCGGCCGTGGCTATCGAACAGGCGGCGGGGGTCGTACTGGGCGCCGCGGCGGATGGCCTCCACGGTGGATGCGGCGGTCAGCTGCGCATCGCGCAAGAGCAGTTCGCGGGTGACGACCGTTTTGAGGTCGCGGGAGCCCTTCGGGCGACCGGCGCCGGGGCGGCGTCCGCCTTTACGCTTCTGGAGGTGGAGAGGCTTCCGGGCCATGCGGAATCGATCTAATCAACCACGAATCAATCCGCGGCAGTATACACCGGCTCAGCGCCACTGTCCGGTGAGCGCATAGACGACGGCGGTTCCGGCCTCGGTGGTCGGCACCCATGTGATGACGGTCACGGCGCGGTCGGCGCCAGCGGTCACCGCGGCGCGGTCCTGTCGGCGGATGGCGGTGTAGGCCTGCATCGCGGTCGGGTAGTGGGTGGTCGTGCCTGCGTGGGTGACGGCCCACCCGTCCACGGCGGGCCGCTGCTCGGTGATGGTGACGGTGCGAGTCATCAGCGGGACTCCTGTGCCAGACGGGCGGCCCAGACTTTGGCTTCACGCAGCGTGGAAATGGACGGGATCAGCAGACGGTCCTGCGCCCAGAGGTCGTAGGCGTAGACGGCCGTCTGCGTCATGCCGACGTTCCCGCTGTGCGGGTAGCGGTGCCGCACGACCCGCCGACGGATGATGACGGTGCGGGTCATCAGCGGGCCTCCTCATCGCGGACCAAAAAGCCCAGCGCCATGCGGAGGTCCTGTGCGGAGCCCACCGAGTAGCTGATCGTGTCGGACTCGCGGAAGCGCCAGCCGCGCAGCGCGTGGACGAACACGCGGCCCTCGTCCAGACCGCCGCCTTCGATTTCTTCAATGCGGGGGTCCTGTGCGGCCTTCCGCAACGAGGCCATCGCCCGGAAGCCGTTCGCGTTCGTGATGCCGCGCTGTGTCGGTGTCATGAGAGAAGCTTACCTGAAGCGGTTTCGCTTGTCAACAGGAAAAATGAGGGGCGGCGGCTAGGCCGCCACCTCCCCGAGGACCACGGCCTGCCGGGGCCGCTTGAAGAAGGCGAAGTGCGGGTCGTTGCCCGCCTGCAGGGTTGCGACGAACTGGACCGTGGCGCCCTTCGTCACGTCCAGTGAGGTCGGGACGGTGCCCCACGCCAGCCAGCTGCCCGCGGGGGTCTGCACCTTCACGGTCATCTTCAGGGACGTGCCGTAGGCGCTCTCGTGGCTCTTGACGCTGACCACCGTGCCGCGGACCGTGACCGTGCCGGTCGGCGCGGGGACGTGCTGTTCCGCGGGGGCCGGGTTCCGGGCCTCATCGGCCAGCTTCTTCGCCAGCGCGATCTGGGCGGGGCTGAGGCTGAGGTACCGCTGGAGCTTGTCCGCGAGGTCCCGCAGGATGTGGTGCGGCTGCGCGAGGTCCTCCGCGAGGCCGGGGTGCGCCGCGAGAAAGGCCGTGCGGGCCTCCCAGTTCGCCACCCGCTGCAGCTGGGCCGCGGCGGCGGCCTGACGGCGCCCGAGGGCCAGCTGATAGGCGCTGCGGTCCACCAGCAGCGCGTACTTGTCGGCGCACTGATGGCCGAGGTGAATGTGTTCGCCGGTCGGGACGTGGACCCAGACATCGCCGTAGAGGAAGTGGGCGCCGCAGGTCGAGCACTGCCCGGTGCCGCCCGTCTCGGCAAAGCGGACGTGGGCGAGGGT